CAGGCGCTACCCATTGTGCTGAATTTCTTCAGCATGATCACCCCTGGAACCGAAGGCTCCAGGTTCTGTGTGACCGATCGGGTACGTGAAGCCCGTAAGGCATTCAATAGGCCCAGGTTGGACCTAAAGAGACACCCTACGAAGTGACATGATATCCTATCGCTCGCACTCGACAGATCGAGTGTGGCTAAGGATCCGTCCAGGGACGCTCGCTTACATAATTCTTGGTTCCGGGTTTGATCCCGGAATCGGATGAACTCCGATAGCCAAGTCATGCGTACGCGATCTTCAAGATAGTGCCAGATATTTTGCTGGCACCACATGTGCTCACTAGGTTCCGCGGCTATAAGCCTTGGCTTAGTGAGTGTCTTAGGGACAGAGATCAGTCTAGAGGAAGGATCTTGCGATCCAACCTCAAGTTGGGCCATCGGGATATCAACCCCTAGTTCCCAAGCTGATCCAACATGACTCGCCCAGCTGTTGTAGTTATAGTAACCACAATCAGCGATGGCGAACACGCTCTCCAAACGTTCAGACCAGTTAACAAATTGATATTTGTTAACATAGCCCTTTCGTTCAGAAATGACACCAGGGCCGTGTTTAAAGTCCCAATCTTCCGGCCTGTAAGGGCCTAGATCGGAAGCGACCAACCCAGACACTAAGTCTAGATTAGCCAAAAAGACCTGAAGTTGCCTATCCTCGGCAACATCCGACTGTGAAGAGTAGATCTCCGATCTACTGAAACCTACAAAGGTCTCTTCTTCTTCTGTCGGACTCTCTTGCGACCAGAACTTTTCAGGTTCCGGAAGTAGAGAATCAACCGCAAAGAACTCGCAGACTTCGTCAGCGATATTCTCAGCGGCGCAATCAAGTTCAGCGCCCTTAGCCAGGTAATAAACCTGGCGCAAGAAAGCCAAAGACTCAACATCGCAGTCCTCCTTTAAACAGCCGGACTCGCTAAAGACGTGCCCCCACAGTCCTTTGAGGAACTCAGGGTACATTATACACCTAGGACACCGCTTTGTGAGCGGCAAACTAGATGTACTGTAAACGCCCTCGGAAACACACCGATCAAGGTGCTTTCCAACAGCAGGTAAATCCACACACAAAAGGTGGATTCCTCTCTGCTGCGCGAGCCGTTCGAGATGTTCGAAATCCTTATCGAACTCACCTCGTAACGTAGGGTATGTGTTACCGATGTCCCTGAAAAGACACCGAAACACACGTAGCAACTCCTCAACATGGCGATTAAGCATAACTAGGTTAACCCTTGTAAATGCTCCATGCTTAGAGTTCCGTATGTGCCATAGGGGAATCACACCCCTGTACATAGAAGCGAGGTCAAGAACCCCCTAGCTGGACGCTAGGATTCCCAACCAAGTAGCTTCACCAGGTTAGCGTTGCTGGAAGCAATAGCCCAATCGGCCAAAGCATCCATCAACTCGACGATACTATCACTAGCAAGTTGCTCAGTGATAAAGTACGCCGTTTCCTGATACTGTGCCACAGCGCCCGAAGCGAACACTGTGATTACGGCCTCCACGTTGTGGCGGTCGTACTCAACTCCATCACGCGTAACGTTAGAATGTCTAACGCGCACACGGTAGGATTTGGCACTTTCGCGGAGGTAATACTCCGCAGCATACCCATCCTGGGTAACGAGTGGCAGGGTTTTAGAACCCGATGCCAATCCTAGCACAAACGTACTTCCTAACATAGGAGTCTCCAAGGTTAACTAACAATCCCCAGCGCTTTATCCGTACGGGTGGTAACTAACCACGTCGTG